GTTTTAACGATCAGACGGCGGCGAACGGCGATAATATTATCACTTCTGCCGCAACTCCTGATTCCACCGATAACGCTTCGATCTGGCTGGTGGTCTGGGGGCCAAACAGTGTTCACGGTATCTATCCCAAAGGGTCGAAAGCTGGCCTTCAGATCAACGACAAGGGGCAGATCACAATCGAGAACGTGGACGGTGCCGGTGGTCGCATGGAAGGATACCGGACCCATTACAAGTGGGATTGCGGTCTCCATGTCAAGGATTGGCGCTATATCGTTCGGATCAATTTCGATCTTGAGGATATCGTAGCTGCCGGGACAACCGGGCCGAATCTTTCCCAACTGATGCGCCAAGCAGCCCGACGCGTACCTTCCTTGAACATGGGGCGTCCAGCGTGGTATGCAAACCGGGATGCTCTTGACGCTCTGGATCTTCAGTTCAACGAGCGGTCAACCCTGAACTTCAAGACGATTGAAGAAGGTGACGGCAAACTGGTCGATACCTTCCTGAAGATTCCTATCCGTCGTTGTGATGCTCTGCTCTCTACTGAGGCCGGGATTTAACCGATAAGGGGGCTTCGGCTCCCTTATTTTCAAACCAAATTGTTGAAGGAGGCTGAAGATGATACTTGACGCAAGAAATGAATTTTGTGATGCAACCAGTGTGGTAGGTGACGCTGGCACTGCTTTGCTTGGCAACGTAATGGATCTCGGGGCGGTTGCTCGGGATCTCGGCAATGGACAACCCATGTATTTCAATATCACTGTTGATACGGAGATTATCACCGCTGGCTCGACTGGCACCATCCAGTTTTTCCTGGCGTCCGATGCTCAGGCCGCTATCGCTACCGATGGCAGTGCAACCATTCATGCGACGTCGGCATCAATCGTGACTGATGATGTAGCTGCTAACGGGGTCCTCGCTAATGCTGGCGCAACCATCCTTTGTGTTGCTTTACCGCAAGGCACCACATACGAGCGATATCTTGGGGTGCTGGCCACCATCGGGTCCCAATCAGTTACGGCTGGCAAGATCAATGCTTTCCTGAGTGATATCCCCCGTGGTAACCCTGCCTATGCTGACGGAATTGCATAAGGGATAAATTTCCAATGCTGGATCTGATACCGGGGCTCCGGTCCCGGTATTTTGTCGAGTAGTGGAGCATATAAAAAATCGGAGGTTGATATGAAAGTAATCGCAACGGAGACAGGATTTTACAACAAGCGCCGGATTTATCCAGGTGAGGTGTTTGAGTTTGCTGGTGAGAAATGCGGCAAGTGGTTTGCCCCTGTAGACAGTGTGGCTGCCAAGGGTAAGGATGAGGTGAAGAACGATGATGGCCCCACACGCAAGGAGATGATGGTTCAGCTCGATCAGGCCGGTGTCAAGTATGACAAGAACATGAACAAGGCCGATCTCCTTGAACTGCTCAAGGCCACTGTTCAGAGTTATTTACCCGGTGCTTCAGCTGCCGGCAAGGATCTCAGAGAGCCGACCGAATAACCAAGAGACCGCACAAACGCGAATAAGGGGAGGGCAGCAACATGATAACAGGATCATTTACGGCAGTTGGCGACAAGAGCGGTCACGTCTCAATGAATATGAAGGAAATCGTCTCGGCTGTTCTCGCCAGCTCATTCACTGGCTCTGTGGTGCTGGAAAGATCAACATCGCCTGACTCGGGATGTTTCCAGACTGTCGCGACTCTGACAGACACCACGGCCATGACGTTCATCAACGAGAAAGTCCCGGTATGGTATCGCCTACGGTGTACGGCGATAGGGGCCGAGGAAACCATCACCTATTCATTTGGCAACGCTGTTGAAGGCATCACGGTAATTCGCAGGGGCGATGATGGCTTTATCTCTGAATCGTTTGGCAAGACTACACCTGCTGATGGCTTGGCCGGTTTTTCAAAGGGCTCTATCTTCCTGGATCAGAACGGCCCTGGTGCTGGGATCTTCGTCAATGCCGGCACGTCTGCTGCTTGTATCTTCCGACCTTTTGGCACCTGGGAAGATTCGGCAGATGGCAACTCATACTCTCTCGGCTCAACTAACGCGGCTGCTGAACTTGTGGAGGTGTAACGTGAAAAGATTGATACTCATGGCACTGGCAATGATTGCAATGGCAACCGCGGCCTATTCAGCAAGCGGCGATAAAACTTCAGCTACAAAACTCCCTTTCCACACAATATCCAGTTCAAGTAAATCAGCTTGCACAACTGGAGAAATGCGGACAGATAAGAATTATGTTTATGTCTGTTCAAATTATTCAACCACTGTGAACTGGAAGCGCATTGCTCACGGAAACGCTTTTTAACTACCTTTCAATACGGAGGTCATACGAATATGAAACGTGCATTAATATTATCAGTTTTCATGCTTTGCCTGGCTGTAACCGGTGCTTTTGCAATCGGTGATTTGCCTACCACTACAAACGGGTCATGGATACAGGGACCGGCTCCTAATGGGCTACTCTCTCAATTCCTGACTGTGAATAGCACCACGATTGACATGTCAAACAACACCTGGTGGAGCATCATGGCTCCGGCAGCAGGCTGTAAATATCGGATACTGCCCACCACGGCAAAAGGTTCTTATCCAGCGTTTACGGCTCCCACTGCTCAGGCCATGGGTAAACTGGTCAATGTAAACTCTTCCTTTGTCAATTTCACAGGCTGTGCATTGGCTGAACTGGAACGATTCTAGGGTGTGATGCGCTGCCATCATGAGTCAGTATGTCCCCGTCATGGGACATCTCGCTGCAAAATGGGGGAACTGTACTGCAAAATGAGGGTGGCTTTGGATTACGTAGCACACAGGCGGACGTGGTATGAACCTCAGGAAAAAAACGAAACCGCGCAGGGAGAAAGCATATGATCACAAGGACATTTGACCGCATACCGAAATTTGACGAACGCAGCCGCAATTTCCCGATCAGGGCATTAATCACCGCGACCGTTCCCCGCTCGTACACCTGGAAGTGCCCTGTCAATCTGGATCAGGGTAGTGAGGGTGCTTGTACAGGTTTCGCGGTATCTCAGGAAGCGGCAGCAAGGCCGGTTGTTGTCCCTGATATCACCAACGCCATAGCGAAACAGGTCTATTACCGCGCCCGGCAGATAGACGAGTGGCCGGGGGAAGATTACGAGGGGTCAAGTGTACTTGCTGCAATGAAAGCAGGTCAAGAGCGCGGCTGGTACAAAGAATACCGATGGGCGTTCAGTGAGCCTGAGTTAGCCCTTGCAGTAAGCTTCAAAGGTCCGGCAGTTTTGGGAATCAACTGGTATGAGGGCATGAGCAACCCCGACAAAAACGGGCTGATTCGCCCCACAGGTGAATTGCAGGGCGGTCACGCTATCATCTGCAACGGTTTCAATACTCGCACAGGTCTGTATCGGCTGCACAATTCATGGGGCAGCGCATGGGGTATCAATGGAGAATGCTTTATCTCCCGCAAAGATATGGCACTGCTGCTGAAACAACAGGGTGAGGCGTGCATTCCGGTAGTACGGACAATCAAATAAGGAGACACCAATGAGTACCGTATCCAGAACCCCAGGAACTGACGTGCAGTTGGCTGTGACCGCCCTTAACAGTCTGGCAAATAGCGCAACGGCGGGCTGGCAATCTGCGCGAGTGGATAACACCACTGAGAAAGCCAGCGAGTATGACATCAACATCAGCATTGACCTTGATGCAACCGCTGCGGCAAATGATAAGGCAATTCATGTTTATGTTGTCCCTTGGTTTTACGACGGTGCGGCATGGACGTGTGGCGCAGACGGTGGGACTGCAACTCTACCTGCCGGAACAGAGGGGACGTACACCATTGGCGCAACACACAACCTGCGGCCCGGTACTGTAATTACCTATACTGCAACCGGACAGGTAGTGAATAAATCATTTACTATCACTGGTGTCGGTGATGGTTTCAGCCTCGTAATTATTAACTACACCGGCGCGGCTATTGCAGCCAGTGCAAATGTGGTGCAGTACAAACCTGTTCATTATGTGAGCGCATAAATGGCACTCGTACCAATCCGCATACGCCGCACTAGCAAACCACCACTCGGGACTCCCCTGCGCTCTGATGGGCATTGGGGTGTTGAGGGATTGGTGGGTGCTTGGGCGTTTAATGAGGGGGTAGGAAAGACTGCCTTTGATGTTGTATCTGGTTCTGCTAACGTATTGTCAGGGCCGGTGTTTAATGCATCGGGTTGTCTTTTCGACGCCAGCGATGACTATATCGATTTAGGAGGTTTTTTTCGTAATTACGAACAGATGTCGATAATCATTCCCGGCATTAATTTACAAAACATTTCAGCAGATCACGCAGTAGCATCAAATTTTTCGGGGCTAACGTTTCCTGGAGAATGGTTGCTTCAGTTTGATAGAGTTAGTAATTTTAGTACTGCTGCATATGTTTTTAATTTTGTTTTTAAAGGAATTGATGCTGCAGCATTAGTAGTAGAGTCATCATCTGTATTAGACAACAAGACATACTCGCTAGCAGTTACTCACAACAAAGGGGTCACGGCCAGTTTATACGTCAACGGGGTCAAATCTGTCGGCTACACGAATGCATTAACTGCGACGGGCATCAACTCGCAATCATATACTACGCGACTTGGGTATACTGCTGGATCTAACAAGCCGTTAGCAGGGCATTTGAGTGGCAGTTTATTTTACAACCGCGTCCTCTCCCCCGCCGAAATAGCATCCCTCTCAGAAAATCCCTGGCAGATATACGAGCCAGAGATTGTGTGGGTGTGGGTGGAGGATAGTGGGGGTGGTACTACATTTACGCAAGGGTTGTCAGGTGTATTTCCCTCTCCAATCGCAAGCTTTATCAGGCAGATTAATAAGTCTGTAACAGGTGTCGAACCATATCCTTCTGCCGATGTCATACGTCAAGTTTATTTTAATGAATTAGCCGATGGTACACTTCCGGCTCCATCAGGCTCTATTATTAAGCAAACGGGCAAAACCATTACAGGAATTGTGCCAGCATCCAATGGCGGCAGTGTCAAGCAGACGACAAAAAGCATGGCAGGCACTTTGCCTCCGCCTTCAGGGAATCCAAATGAAGCAACCTTATTCCACCAGGCAGTAACCGGCATTATGAGCGCGATGTCTGGTATTGTGACAACTGTTTTAAATCCCATAGTCTCGCTAAATAAGTTGATGAAAATTATTGGTTCGTCATTCCGCAAAATCATTGGAGGCTGACATGAAGATATTTGGCAAGGAGTTCAGGAACAAAGCAGGCCAGCACGTAAATGGTCCGATTACGGCGATTAAAAGCTGGTGGTTGAGTAAGCAAATTCGTAAAGGCAAAGTTCCTCACGGGCGAACGATTACACCGGAAGAGGTTAGAAAGGCAATCCGTGATGGTTATTCCGGCGTGATGGGTGAAATATGGGGGATACTGTCTATCAAGGTCATTCGCGGTGATGGCAGGCACGAGGATTTAGGCGTAGTATCAGTACAAAAAGTGACCACTGCATTTGTCACCTATCTGGTAGATGCAATGCAGAATAGTACTACTTCACCAGTGGACATTTTTAAATATCACGGAGTTGGGACAGGTACAACCGCAGAAGCAAACAGCCAGACGGCACTGGTAACTGAAGTTGGCTCAAGGGCAACCGGGACAAGCACCGAGACTTCCGCACTAGTGTATAAATCTGTGGGTACTGTTACACCAGGCGGCACGTATGCAATCACTGAGCATGGTATTTTCAGCGCGAGTTCAGCAGGCACACTGATGGATCGGTCAGTATTTGCGGCTATAAACGTAGTGGCCGTTGATTCTATCCAGTTTACTTATGAGTGTACATTTACAGCGGAGGCATAATCAATGAATCCGACTTTAGAGCATGAGAATCAATTAGATGCTGCAGGCCGGCCGTCAAACAAAATCTATTTTGCTTCAGGTGAACTGGACGAATCCACATTGGTCAAAACTGGCTTATGTGTTATTGGCGGCATTGTAGTAAACACTGATGGGGTTAATGATGGCCTGTGTGTAGTATACGATGGCATTAACGATTCAGGCACTATAGTTGCCCGATGCAAAGTAAAAGGGGCTGATGATATTGGCGGCTTGGTGATCCCGTTCCGCATTGCTACAGGCATTTATGTGAAGCTATCAGGAACCGGCGTTACTGCTCAGATCTACTATTTATAACGAGGTGTCAGCATGGATAAGGTCGGGATCTGTAACATGGCAATCGGGAATCTTGGAATATCAAAGTTTATCGGCAACCTGGACACTGAGAATTCCAACGAGGCGCGGGTATGCCGGGTATTCTACGATCAAGCGCTTAACAAGACTCTTGAAGAAATGCCCTGGTCCTTTACTCGGGCGTATGCAGATCTTCAGGATATCGGAACTCCTCCGTCAAAGTGGCTGTATCGATACCGCTATCCACTGAACTGCTTGTTCGTCAGGGCCGTGACTCCCCGTGATTATTTCCCTCAGGTAGACGACTATTTCAATCCGTATCTCCTTGAATATATCAACAGGAAACAATTTGAGATTGTCGAGGATCAGGCAAATAATGCACTGGCAATCTGCACGAATATCCCCGAGGCTCAAGCTTGCTTCACAATGAGGATTGTCAGGGTTCAGATATTCCCTGCTCTGTTTTGTGATGCTCTGGCCTGGTGCCTGGCTTCATACATCGCCTCCCCTCTTTCTGCTCAACCGTCGATGGCTCAGTTGGCTGGACAAGCATACACTGCGGCGATACTCAAGGCGGCTGGCCGGGATCTCAATCAGGGGCGTGAAGAGCCGGAAAAAGAAAGCGAATTCATTTCAGCGAGGTCGTAATCATGGGCCAAGGTGTTCCTCAAACAAGCTTCACCAGCGGCGAACTAGCGCCGGCGCTTTATGGTCGTACTGATTTTGCCCGGTATTACAGTTCACTTAAAACCTGCCGAAATTACATCGTGCGGCCTTACGGTGGGGTAATCAACCGGGCTGGTACTTACCTGGCAACTGAGGTGGAAGACTCAACAGTTAAGGGCCGTCTGATACCGTTCGAGTTTTCGTCTGAGCAATCCTATGCTCTGGAGTTTGGTGATTACGTGATCAGGATCATCAAAGAGGGTGGCATTGTTGTGGTGCCGGAAGGCACTGACGCTTGGTTGACCGCTACTCTCTATCTTCCTGGACACTCCGTCATTGAGGATGATGTCAGTTATTTATGTAGGGAATTCCACGTGTCCGGCGTTTTCGCCACTGACTTAGCGGCTGGCAAATGGTCTGTTATCGCTGCAATTCCTGTTGGCGATCCTGTAGAAATAACAACCATATATCCCGAGGCGGCGCTTCCCTTCCTGAAATACGCTCAATCAAACGATGTCCTTACCATCACCCATCCAGATTATCCGACTCAAGAACTGATCCGCTATGACCATCACCTATGGGAGATCCGCGACTACGAGGCTACTGGCGGACCATTCCAGGATATCAATATCGATACGGCAATCACGGTTACGGCTGATGGTGTTACTGGGACGGTCACGCTGACAAGCAACGTTGATCTTTTTACGGAGGATATGGTAGGCGTTCTCTTTTACCTGGAACAGTCGCCTGACGCATTCACGGCAAGATGGGAAGTGGAGAAGGCCATAACGATAAATATGATCCGCAGGGCTGGCGTCAGTTATTATCAGGCGCTGGATTCCGGCACAACGGGAACGGTCCGGCCAACGGTTCTTGAAGGGACCGAGGCGGATGGTGATCCTGGCGTAACATGGAAGTATCTTCATTCTGGCTTTGGCATCGCAGAAATAACCGCATTTCTGACAACGCAAACCGTGACGGCAGTGGTGCAGCAACGATTCCCCGATGCTGTTATCAACTCGACCGGAGAGCGCACCATCACGGACGTTACCGCTGGCGTTGAATATGATGCCGGCACTCCTCCTGAAATACCTGAAACGCCTGCCGTGAATGTCAGAATAACTGTCCCGGCTCATGGTTATCTGGATGGCGTTTCCGTGACGATTGCCGGGGTGCTTGAAGGTATTGATGGGACATGGCAGGTTATTATCGTAGACGCCAATATCTTTGAACTGAGCGGCTGCACAGTTGCCGACATTACCGGTTTTGAACTCGGGACATCTACTCTGGCCCTTTCTAATTCACCAAGTTATAAATGGGCCTTTGGTGCATGGGGCGGAAGCAATGGTTATCCCGGCGCGGTTGGCTATGATCAGGAGAGAATGATCTTTGCCGGGTCGAATTCGTTTCCTCAAACATTCTGGATGAGCCGGACGCAGGGCTTCCGTGATTTCGGCACGTCAAATCCCATCCTTGATGATGACGCACTCACCTATAAGATGAACTCCAACAAGTTGATCGAAGTCCGGCACGTCCTTGAGTTGTCTGAACTCATTATGTTGACAACTGCAGGACCGTTTCTCATCCGTGGCGGTACTGATGGGGTAATCAAGCCGGGGGCAATCAGCCGGAAGAAACAGCCGGCGCCGGGGTCGTCTCATGTCCATCCATTGACTGCCGGGCCAAACACTCTCTACATTGAAGAGAAAGGTGGCCGGGTGCGCAATCTTGGCTATGTGTTCCAGGACGACGCCTTTACCGGGCAGGATATCACCGCTCTCTCCCATCACCTTTTTACTGGTAGAACGATTGTTTCATGGTGCTATCAGTCAGATCCGTTCTCTGCCGTGTGGGTGGTATTGGATAACGGGATACTGCTCTCGCTGGCATATCTGCCGGAACAAGAAGTTATCGGCTGGTCCTGGCATGATACTGACGGTCTGGTCGAGTCCTGCTGTGCAATCACTGAAGGTGGTCAGGATCGTGTTTATCTGCAGGTCAAAAGAACGATCAACGGGTCCGACGTAAGATTTATTGAGCGCATGGCGCCACGGCTCTATACTGATCCCGAAGATGC